TCAGCAGGCTCTGGGGTGTTGCCTTTCTCGACCCAGCGCAAATATGCTGCGTAGTCAGTGTTGGCTGGGTCGGCGGGTATGCTTGCGCCGTCTGTGGTGCGGATGATGGAGTTCTCGGAAAGTTTATACATTTACAGCTCCACAGAAAAATCAATGTAGGCAGCAGTGTTGTTGTTTGCCGTTAACAAACACGGCCTGAATTGTGTTCCTCCAGACGCCACTGTGAATTGTTGAACCGCTGAATCTAAACCCGCAAAAATTGACCCAAGTGCTGTCACAGCGATGGTTGCAGCTGTGTCATCTAAAGCGCAACCACTTTGGCTAATAGTCGGAGATGCCCTCATTGTTGTTGGGTATTTCAAAAATATCTGCGAATTAGTGGCACTTCTAAACATGCCAGAACCAAACGCTGTGTATGCGCCACTTCCTGCTGTCAACTTGGCGTAATACCTCTGACACAACGCCAACTCAGCCCCATAAGGCCGATGCTCAAACGGTGTGGCGACGGAGCCGACTTCCAACTGGACGCCTGTGATGGCGAAGATGTTGCCGATGGTGTCTAGGCAGTTGACTTGGTTGGCTGTGGCGACGTATGCGCCTGTTTGCCACGCTCCAGCGGTAGTCTGGAAGTTTGACCCAGCAGCAAGCGGCCAGCGGATCAGCAACCCAATTCCGTTGGCCCAGTTCCATGAACCTGCTGTAATGAGCCCCCCAATCACTGTGACCGATTTATATTCCCAAGTGTTCGCTGCGTTGATTGTGTATTCAAGGACATACGAACGATCTGCCCCGTTGTTTCGGAAAGAGACACAGTGGATGCCTGTCTTGCTGCTACGAACCCAGAACGACAGTGTGAACGTCTTGCCAATCAAGTCGCGGACGTTGTAGCCCTCGATGGGCTGTCCAATTTCGTAAAGATCGACAGCGGCAATGCTTGTATCCGCCGTGGTTACAGCCCATCGCAGAGAGTTTTGGAACTCATTGCTTGCTGGTACATCCGCTTGCTGTGATGCTGTTAGCACAGCAGTCGTTGCTGCCGTGTTGACAGACCAACGATCTAACGAATACGAGCCGCCTGTAATTGCCGCAAAACTCGTCCCCCGCTGGGCAATCTCCATCTTGCCGTTGATGATCTTGTTGCGCATCCCGGCCAGCTGCCCGCCGTTGATGGACGAGACAACCGGGCTGGTGATGGTCGCAGTGGTGATGGTCGCAGTGGTGCTGGTAACGTCTGGGGTTGTGACCCCGCTGGTGCCGTCGATGATTACGCTCATACTCTACTCCGATCAAAGAACCACCCAGCGCGAGCCGGAGGGGATGGTCACGGTTACGCCACTATTCACGGTGATGGGGCCAGTTGACATGGCGTTCTGCCCGCTTGGGATGGAATAGCTGGTGGTTACCGTCTGACCATTCTGCACAAAGACCGCATCAGAGCCGCCGCCAGTAGCACCCCCGCCAACGCTACTCCAGGCTGACCCCGTGTAGCCCTCAAACTTTGAGATGGAAGTGTTGAAGCGCAGGTAGCCTGCAGCGGGTGAGGCGTCTTGCTGTCCCGTAGTGCCCGATGGCACAATGAGTGACCCGGTGGCGCTAGTGCGCTCCCCCAAGTTGATCAGGGCCTGCGCAGCCGTGGTGGCGTTAGTGCCCCCGTTGGCCACCGGGGTGACGTTAGCCCCTACCAGCACGACGTTGCCGCCGCTGTCCTTGGTGTATACCTTTTTGTCAGCTAGGTTAATAGCCAACTCGCCGTCAGCCAGGTTGCCTGCTGAGGGCACCGCGCTGGCCGTGCTAGTTCGGTAGTGTTGAATGGGGGTGTAGCCGGTTTGCGACATGGCGTTACCTCAGGTTTTCAAGTTTGTAGAGCGTGGTCATGTACATGCCGCACAGCTCGTCGATAATGTTCTCAAGGGCCGGAATCTCTTTTGAGATCATGCTTCGGTTCTCGCTCAGCCAGATGAGCTCTTTGCGGATGCGCTCGGTGACGTCCTTGGACTTTTCCACAGTGCCGAAAACGCCCTGGTAGGCCTCGACGTACTTGTCCAGTCCGGAAATCACACCGTCATAGAACTCGCCCAGCGCCCGGTGCTGCTCGCCGTTCTTAGTGGCCCAATGCTCACGGTGCGCCGCGTTGCGTATGTCAAAAGAGCGCTGTATCAGCTCGAGTATCATTAGAAGGTTCCCCCGTTAACCCCGCCCCAGGCCGGAGCGGCCGCGCCGGCCGAGACCAGCACCTGCCCGGCGGTGCCGTTGGCAATAAAGCTCGTGGCCCCGGCGCCAGTCTGGTAAGGTATCTGCGAGGCCGCGCCGCCAGCAATTGCTGCCGTCACAGTGCCCGAGCCGCCGAGAGCGACCGAAACCCCATTAATCGTGACCGAGCTATTGGTCAGGCTGGAGTTGCCGATGTTGCTCAGCGTGTTGCTAGCGCCGCTGATGGTCTTGTTGGTCAGGGTTTGCGAGCCTGACAGCGTAGCTACGGTGCTGTCTATAGCGATTGTGACCGCTGTCGAGCCGTTATAGCTGGTACCTGAGAGCCCCGTGCTGATAGTCAACGCATTGGGATTAACGGCCGTAATAGTGCCCGAGCCGCCCAGGGCCACCGCCACGCCATTATACGTGACTGAACTGTTAGTCAGGCTCGAGTTAGCTATGCTGCTGAGCGTGTTGTTTGCGCCGCTGATAGTCTTATTGGTCAGCGTCTGCGAGTCGCTAATGCCGACCACGGCCGAGGTCGGGCCGGTTACGTTCTTCCAGTACGGGCCTGCGGAATCGTATTGCAGCAGGTTGTAGTTGGCGACCGAGGTGATGCGCACATCATGCAGCTCATCCAGCTCATAGCCGTTCTGCGTCTTGACGTAGATCTGGCCGTTGCCCGAGTTGGCCCGTTCAACCACGCCGATGAACACCAAGTGGTTAGGCGCTTGGGGCTTGACGTTGGTAAAAGCGCCAGGGGTCGCAGACAGCCACAGCACATCGCCATCGGTGTAGGCACCGAGGTTAATACCGTCAACAACTCCCTGCGTCACGACGTAGCCGGTCTGGTTGGCGTTGATGTCGTTCTTGACAATCCCCATCGTCTTGGAGCTGGTCGTGTCACTGGTGTTGTAGGCCCGCTTTACCGAGGCTCGGTTGCCTTGTGCGCCGTACAAATACACGACCTCGCCGCGCAGCAGCGTGTCAGGCTCAGCGTTGGTCACGAACGCAACCAGGTCCATACCGTCCAGCATCTTAACGCCAGCGGTGAGCCCGTGCGTCAGCGTTCCGTAGGTCGGGTCCCACTGTAGCTTGCCTGCCACCGGAGCGCCGTCACCTGCCGTGTTGAGCTGCACGTAAGTAGGAGTGTCTATACCGCCCGTGATGGCCGTTAGACTAGTAATGTCGTTGTTAGTGCCAAGCACCGCCGCTGACAAATTTGAGCGCGCTCCGGCTGCGTCCGTTGCACCTGTGCCGCCGTGACCTACGTTCAGTGTTCCGTCCAGCGTCACAGTGCCCGAGGCAGTGACCGGGCCGCCACTAGCAGTCAACCCCGTGCTGCCGCCCGAGACGTCGACACTGGTCACAGTACCACCGAAAGCCGAACCCGCAGGCACAACCGTGGCGGCCTGCACACGCCCCTGAGCGTCTATGGTCAGCTGGGGCAGGAACTGCGTATTGCCGTAAGTGCCCGGGGTAACGCCCGTGTTGTTGAGCTCGGTGCCGCTAATGCCGCCCGGGGCCACGCTCAGGGTGACGTCGGTGCTGAGCTGTCCGCCGCCGGTCAGACCCGTACCGGCCAGCACCCTGCGCGAGGTCGGCACCCCGGCCACCTGCAGCAGGTCCCCTGCGCGGATCTTGTACGATGCACCCTGGTACGTAACCAGCAACAGCGCATCCTCCGAAGCCACTGGGGCGTCCGGAAGTTGCGTTACCCGCGTGGGTATGAGGTTGCTAGGTACCTGGGCCATCTCTCAGTCGATCACATAAAGGAAGCGCTGTCCGTCTTCACTCACCACAAAACGCGTACCGTCTTGCGTAATGAGGCCTGAAGGCGCAGTTGCAATGTTTGTGTCTGGACGCACAAAAGGCAATGTAACGCGGTCCTCAGCCTTAGGCGCAAGACGATATGGGTCGTAGTCGTCCATATCGTCCCTACACACCATGAGGTTAGGATAGTTCGGGTCTGGACTCAAATCAGCCAGCTTGAATTTACGCGAGCAGCGAGCGCACAATCCGATGCCGAATGTGCTGCTGCCACTAACGTCTTCAAAGCGACTCATTTGGTATACATTCCAATGCTTGGTTGGATGAATGTCGGCGAACCGTCATTGTCACCATCCCAAGCTGCTTGCAGGCTTATCGCAGCGCGCTGTTCCAACACAGGAATGAGGGTTATGTCTACAGCAGGAGTTTCAGCTGCAACGCGCTTAGCCAAACCATCAATGATAGCTTCAAGCCATCGCTGAGGAACTTCAACTTCTTGCTGCAAATTCTGCGTATCCATGATCTGACGATGGCGCCACACAATCAACTGTTGCTGCTCGGCAGCGGCGTTGGGTGCAGGCCACAAATTCATAAGTGGATTTGTCAGACTGCGCTGAAACCAGTACGTCAGTGGCCGGCCCGTAAAAACCTTGTTGCTCTGCGCGACGTAGGTGTCCTTGTTGAGCACCCCCATCGGTATTTCCTGAGGCATTGTGCCCAGGTAAACCTGAGTGGCGGAAAACGCTACCGTAGACGTAAAACGGAAGTACGTGTAGGCGCGGGCTGGTACAATGTCTGTCCAGGTCCACTCACCAGCACTCGCGCTGGTTTGCTGAGTGCCGACAGTGGTCCAGGTGAGTTGGTCATTGGAGACTTGGAATGTCATCGGCACCGCAGCGGCAGACCACTTTACGCCCACGGTGTTCACGGTAGCAGAGTTGCCATCTGCCTCGCTAAAGTCCACGGTGTACGAGGTCGAGGTAACGACGGTCTTGTCAGCGCCTGGGTCCAGCTCCTGAAGCGTGCGCAGGTTGGCGTTCAGTACTTCAACAGTGCCTAGGTCAAGTTCTACTTGGTATTGACCTTCATAAAGCGGGTAAATCTGCCGCTCAATACACCAGCTAGGGGTGCGCGGGTTTGCCAATGCAGACAAGAATACGTACAGCGAATCCAATGCATAGCTATGCATCTCAGCCGTAATACCTTGTGCCGGCAAACGACAACGCCTGAAGGCATGGTCAACTACCTTCAGGGCGTTAAAAGTTGTTGCGCCTATCGAGCCTGAAAAGGCCATGCTAACTCCATGAATGTAGTCAGAATGGCCGCTGTTGCAGCAAGGCCCTTGGGTTACGTGAAATTATAGCGCAAGAATCCTGAAATGGCAAGTTAACGTTTACCTGCTTTGCGCGCCTCGGACATCGCGATAGCGATGGCCTGCTTGGGGTTGGTGACCTGCGGGCCGGATTTGCTGCCCGAATGCAGCTCCCCGGACTTGAACTCGCCCATGACTTTACCCACTTTGGCCTGCTGCACTTTGCCGCCCTGCTTCATGGCAATCATAGGGGCTTGTGGAGCAACGGGCACACTGCGGCGCGCGGGGGCCACCACTTTAGCGCGCTGCACAATCTCCTCACGCTGCATGCGCGGGGTTTCCTTAGCCTCGTGCTTGACCATAGCCTCGCGGCTGGGGTAGCGCTCGCCGGTCTTCTTTTCAACCACAGCACCGCCGGTGGCCTTTTTTACCGGGCCGCCCATGCGTTTCTCGACCGGCTTCCCACCACCGCCGAAGTCGAACTCTTTAACGTACTTGCAACCCATGATGCTTTCCCCTTTTAGTCGTCGAACAAATAAATCGCCTTGGATGCTACCAAGGTGCCCATGTAGATCCCCCCGGGGCCGTAGATAACCCCTGCGCGAACGTCCGATGGATCGGGGTACAACTGCCCCCGGGTGCCCGTGATGGCAAAGCCAGTGATGTTGAACACCCCCGCATCAGCGCCGAAGGAGCGAGAGCGCAGCAGCGTGGCCGTGAGCCCCGTGACGTACCCAGGATTGACGTAGTTGCTGTCAACGTAAAGCTGATCTGGCCCCTCATCAAACGCCCCGGCTTCCGCGTTGAAGAGTCTTGTGCGAAGTAATGCGGCTGCATTACCAGTGAGGCTGAAGGAGCCTGCCTCTGCGTTGAGCCCACCGGCAACAAAAGTTAGCGCTGCATTCTGTCCGGTGAGGGCAAACGTGCCTGACTCTGCATTAAAGCTGCGCGTGCGCGTAAGCGTTGCAGATTGCCCTGTGAGCGAGAAACTACCTGCTTGCGCATCCAATCCGTGGATGTCGCGCCATACCAGGGTTGCGTCCTGGCCAGTGATCGTGAAGCTGCCCGCCTGCGCGTTGATCGACTTAGCTTCCGTCAGCGTGGCGGCTTGACCCGTCAGGGAGAAACTACCCGCCTGGGCGTTCAGGGCCTGCGCCTGAGACAGAGTAGCCGCCTGTCCGGTGTAGCTGAAGCTACCTACCTGGGCATTGATTGCGTAGCCCTGCGACAGCGTTGCCGCTTGTCCCGTATACGTGAAACTACCTACTTCTGCGTCCAGCTCTTTAGCGGCTGCAGTGATCGTAAGTTCTGCGGCTTGGCCTGTGTAACTGAAGCTACCAGCTTCAGCATTGAACACCCGAGTCTGCGTCAGGGTTGCATCTTGGCCAGAGTACGTATACGCGGCGTCCTGAGCATCGAAGCTGATCGCCTGGGCTTCGCGCAAGCGCAGCAAAACTACCGGGCCACGGACGTTGGTGAGCGTACCCGCCAGCGTTGCCGTGACGGTAGGAGCGGTGCTGGAGCTACCAGAAGAAACAGAGGCATAGGCGCTGTAGCCGCCGATGTCGTTGCCGGTCTGGCTATCGGGCTCGTTCAGCTCAACAGCAGTGGCAAACGTGGCACCCGTCGCCGTGATCGACTGTGCCGAGAATTGGCTCGGTGTTGTAACGTCAGTCGGGATACACATCGCCCAAATGGCGAGGTCACCGGCTTGAAAAGCTGTAGCCGTTGCGCCGTTGGTGAGCGCAATGCTCATCGGCGACGCGGGCGTTGTGGTGCGCTGGCCGTCTGCCGACCCAAAACTGATCGCACCGCCACCCGTCGGTATCCGGACCATGAACGCCCACGACACACCGTTTGTGCCAAGCGTGACGCTCAGTGTGCCAGTTTGCCCTGCAACAGGCGTATCCCACGAATAGACACGAAGGTTCGTGTTGCCGGTGTCGGCACCGAGCGTAGTGCCGTAGCCGCCCGCAGCGGTCAGTTCATCACGCAGTGTCCAGCCGGTCGGGGTGGTGACCGTGCCGCCGTTGGCTGTGCTTGGTTTTTGACCAACAAACAGCAGAACCTCATCCGTGGCAAGAATGCCGGATGGGTACGCGGGGGCGACAGTTGTGCCGCCTGATGCGGAGTAGGCGGTTGCTGCTACGACCGGGGTGCCGAGTGCCACGGCTTACCCCTTACGGTTGATAGTTCGGGATGCCGAACTTGCTGCGCTGGTAGAAGAACAGAATCTGCAAGATGTAGATCTTGTCCTCAAACGTATCCAAGACGTTGGTGCCGTCTCGGTAGAACCGATTGACCAGCACGGTGTTCGGGGTCCAGCTTGAGTCGTAAAACTCGACTTGACTGTATAACTGATAGCACT